TCCTCGCGCCCGTTGGATGAGTTTGAGTTTGGCGTAGGCGATAAGGCCACGGAGACTCGCAAGTTTAGTCGCGATAATTTTGTGAACAATCCGGAAACTGTTCTGGATACGGCGCTTTCTAAGCCTTCGCAATCTTCCGCGCAAAAGTTGAAGGCTTCCTATTTTGATGAGGGCGACTACGAAAAGCTGGACAACATCATTCTTGAGTCGCTGACCGAGCAGGCTGGAAATACCCCCAAGGGCTACGATAAGGTACTAAACAAGTATGGCGAATTCCTGAAGGAGTTCCCGTCAGCCAACGAAGCCCTGCGGCGGCAAGCAGATGAAGTCACTAGCGCTTTTGGCGAGGCAGAGAAAACTGCGGCCTTTAAGAAGCGTTGGGCTGAACGCATGGAGGCTCGTGCCGCTAAGGCAGAAAAGGCAATAAGTTCTATTTCTGGCTTACAGGCTCAAGTTAAATCTTCACTGACTTCGCCTTTAAAGGAGGGGTCTTTGGATCAGATTGGCGCTTTTGTCCGTGCAAATCCGAAGATGCGCGAGAAAGTTGGCGCTGCATTGTCTGATGTTCTGAACTCTATGGATGACAGATTGCTTGTGCAGTCCTTGTCGGTTCCTGAGCGTCAGGCAGCGTTTATCCGTGCTGGCATGGATCGCAGCCAAGTAGACAATGTTCTGGCTAATGCCCAGCGTGGCATTGAAGAGCGTGCTGCTAAATTGGCCGAAGTTAAGGAAATGGGCCGTACTTATAAGCAGGCTCAGAGAGACGCTAAGGCGGCGCAAACGGCTGCAAAAGAGCAAACCGAAGCCGCGAGTGAACAGGTTCGCGAGACTGGGCGGGAGATCCAAAAGATTAGCGAAGGCAAGAGAGCAGAAGAACTTGCTATCAAGCAGGCTAATGCAGAGTTTGCCGCCGCTAGGGGGATGCGTGTTGATGCTCAGACAAAGCGAAAGGCGCTTGGTGATCTGACGCCTGACATGCGCGATGCCATTAACATCGAAGCCGAAAAGATTCCGCTTAACACGACCGAAGGGCTGGCTCGCGCTACCACTTTGGCAACGATTCTAGGGGGTCTTGGAAGTATCGCTTCAGGCTCTATTCTTGGCGGAATGATTGCTGCCGGTGGTGCCGCTGCTGCGGGTGCTGGACGGCGTGTATATGTAAAGTCTCAGCAAAAGAAAATTGCCGATGAGATTGAAACTATTGTTAACAAAATACTAAAAGACGACACTGGCGGCGTAGTGTCTGCTATTGAAGGAAAGGTTAAGCGTGCAGAAGATGTAGCGGCTGCTCAGCGGCTCGCAAACAAAGCACTTGCTCAGATTGGCTACAAGCCCGGTGTTGGCGCAGTGACCTCTAGCGTTATTTATAATGCTTATTCCAAGGAGCCTGAGCCCGAAGAGGAGCCTGCTGCTGAGGAAGCCCCCGAAGCCCCAAAAGAACCGGCGAAACCGTACAGCTATGAAGCCCTAACTTCTGATCAAGTCAAAAAGATTGGTAATTACTTAGATCGTTACGGAATCAGAAAGGATTTCTTGTTAGATGCGCAAATTTTTAATTCGGCTACGTTGGAAAAGCGCAAGAAGATGTTTGATCTTTTAGAGTCAAACATGATGGCCAATGGTGGGGTTGTTGAGGATAAAACTGACTACAGAGGCGGTCTTGTAACCCCCGGCAACATTGATGTATCCAAGCTCCCCGCTGTACGCAATCCAGATGGTACTTACAGCACCGTCCGATCTATGGGCGTTAACATTAATGGTAAAGAAGTTCTTATTCCCACTGTCGTAAATGGCAGGGTTGTTTCTGAAAAAGAAGCCATTGATGCTTACTTAAAAACAGGAAGACACTTAGGAATTTTTTCTAGTCCCGAAGCCTCTACTGCTTACGCCCAGCGCCTTCACGAGCAGGAGGCACAGCGAATTAAGAAAGCCAAAGGCGGTCCCGTATACACCCTAGCCGAGCAGGACTTGCTAAGACGCTACGCAAGCAGGTAGAGTCAAGCCCATGAAAAAGAAGGACAAGTACACTCCTGTCCAGATTGAGGACGGCAAGTGGTATCGCGTCCGTGGGTATACGCATACAGAGTGTTGCGACTGCGCTTTGGTACACAAGGAAGAATTCCGCCTTGTCGATGGCCATTTGGAATGGCGAGCCGTTCGCGACGATAAGAAGACTCACAAGCGCCGACAAGAGCTTGGGATCCAGTTAAAGGTGAATGATGTCAAAGCGAACCAGTGACGAAGAGTTTATTGACGCTTGGAATAGACTAGGTTCTCCATCTGCCGTAGCAAAATACTTAAAAATGGCCACTAGGGCAGCGGCTTCCCGACGACGAAGCATGGAGAAGAAGTACGGAATATCGCTTCCAAGTGTGATCCCGCCTACCTCCAACACCAGTAAAAAAACGATAGTTGGCAACGCCATTACCAAGTTGTCTGAAGATAGGGCAAGGCGTTATGAAACCGAGATGCACGTTGATGTCAACGATGCCATTGTCCTGATAGCCTCTGACGCGCACTACTGGCCCCAAATTGTTACCCCTGCGCACGAAGCCTTCTGCAAGTTAGTTAAGTCGCTTAGTCCGGCTTTAGTCATCCTGAATGGAGACATCTTGGATGGGGCCCGGATCAGCAGGCACCCCAGATCCCTTTGGGAAAAGCAGCCGGAACTCAAGGAAGAGATCCATGCCGTTCAGGACCGCTGCGGCGAAATTGAGAGGGCTGCTGGCAAGGCAAAGTTGATCCGCACGATTGGCAATCACGACGCCCGCTTTGAGAACTACCTGTGCACCAACGCTCCAGAGATGGAGGAGATGCCGGGGGCAATGCTGCTCGACTACTTACCGCGTTGGCGGGCTGGCTGGGCAGTGCATGTTAATGCAGAAAGTGAGAGTTGGACGGTCATCCGGCATCGGCCTGTGGGTGGAGGCATCCACGCGGCGTATAACAGTGCTTTACGCTCTGGGGTCAATTACGTCCATGGACACCTGCACAAGCTCCAATACACCCCGTGGGGCGATTACCGTGGCCGTAGGTACGGCGTAGACACAGGCACTCTGGCAGAACCCAAGGGGCCACAGTTTCACTACACAGAGGCTGGGCCGCTTAACTGGGCATCGGGCTTTGTGGTGCTGACATTCAGGGACGGACGGCTTTTGGAACCTGAAATGTGCGTAGTGATTAATGGGCAGGCTTACTTCAGAGGGCAACGGGTATGATGCGCTGCGGTCAGTGCAAGAACTTTATCAAGACGTATGACGGCGAGGGCTGGTGCTCCCACACCAAGTACTCAGGCATAGTCATGCTGCATCTAAACGAAGAGTTTTGCCGTGGGCACGGATACATCAAGGGAAGCGAATCTGCTCTTCCTGCGGACTTTGGCCCTGAAGAGACTCCACATAAGCTGTGACGATTGACTCAATAAATTCGTCAAACTGATCTGGCGTAAAGTCCAGAAAGTTGTACATCCCGGTGGCTTCGATGTAGTGCCCCGCAGCCGCTGAAGCATCGTTCAAAGCCAGTTTCTCGTTGGGTGATTTGTCGATCATGTAGTCATCCATGCAGCGAAGTGAGCAGAGTCTTTTAGCCCGTCGAGTGATGCCGGGCGGTGGCATGTACAGGAATCCTCTGGCCTCCCGATTGCACATCGGACATAAACCGAAACTCGACAATTTCTGTGTACTTGCCATTCTTGCGAACCTTGATTTCGGTTGGCTTGCGTAGAGATTCGGACTTCTCAATAGCGTCAGCCGTTGACTTAGGCAGGATGCCGGGCCCTGTCATGCGCCGCTGCCACCAGCGAAGTGCCTTATCGTGCGGATAGCCTTTATGGTCAAAGCAGACCCATTCGCTGTGCAGGGCTATCCCGCAGCGGTATTCCACCCGCATAGAGTCAGGACTGCCTGCCTTCTTGTGTAGCCTATAGGAGACAGAGTTGACCTTAAACCACTCTGAAGGAGCATTCATGCTCATCACTGGTAGCGTCGTTGCCGTCTGATCAATGGCTATCGGCGTCGGGGGCCATTTATAGCCGCAATCGGGGCATTCAGACGTTCCAGCAAAGACGATGCTCTGGCACTTGGGACAGGTTTTAGTTGGTGCTACGCCTTCTCCGTCGCTCTGGCGGGGCTTCTTGGGGTTGACCCGATCTACCGGCCCATGGCGTGCAATGTTCCCAGCAAAATCCAGCACCAGACAGTCTTCCTTGCCGGGCGAGTTACGCATCCCTCGACCCATGATTTGTATGTACAAGCCGGTTGACTCTGTAGGCCGAAGTATGGCGAGCAGGTCCACGATTGGCGCATTGAACCCCGTCGTTAATACCCCCATGGACGCCAGTGCGCGGATCTTGCCTGCCTTGAAGTCGCGGACAATCCGGTCACGCTCAGCACTCGGGGTATCGCCAAAAATGGTTTCGCAGCTAACGCCGTATCGGCGGACGATCTCGGCAATGTGGGTGGCGTGTTTGACCCCTGCGCAGAAGATTAGCCAAGACTTGCGCTCGGCACCCAGCACGACAATCTCGCGTACAACCGACTCGTTGACATCGGTACGATCTACGGCACGCTCTAGTTCACCGGCTACGAACTCGCCACCACGAATACTGACACTGGAGACATCTAGTCTGGTCTTGGGCTGCTTGGACATCAGCCGGGTAAGGTAACCCTGATCGACCATATCCTTCAGTTCTGCCTCATAAGAGACGGCATCAAACAACGCTTCCTTACCCGTGTGCAGCAGCCCAGAGTCCAGTCGGTAGGGAGTCGCAGTCAACCCGATTACCCGCATGTGCGGATTCATAATCTTCAAGTTACTCAAGAACCGCTGATACATCGTATTGGTCTTGCGAGGCACCAGATGCACCTCGTCAATCAACACCAAATCGACCTTCACAAAATTCGATGCCTTCTTGTGAACCGACTGTATCCCACAGAACACAATTGACGGGTCGTAGTCACGCTTCTTAAGGCCAGCGGAGTTGATCCCTGCCGGGGCTTCAGGCCAGAGCGTCTTCAGTTCGTCGTGGTTCTGCTTGATCAGTTCGCGAACATGAGTGACTACCAGAATCTTAGTGTCTGGCCAATCTGTCAGCGTCTGGCGACAAAACTCTGCAATCACAACTGACTTGCCAGTCCCCGTGGGCAGAACAATCAGCGGGTTGCCGTCGTTGTCGGCAAAGTATCGAAACGTGCTATCAATGGCTTCTTTTTGATATGGCCTAAGGTTAATCACGAATTTAACTCCGGCTTCGGCATTTTAGACAAAATGATCTCTGCAATCTTCTTAACTTCACGCAGTTCTTTTTTGCTTTCTGAAACGATCAGCGCGTAGGCATACACATCCAGCGCCTTCATAATTACAAACATCTGGTCACTGTTCAGAAGCATCGTCGCCTCAACATCTTCTTCGCTCAAGTCGTCTTGTCGATCCATACGGCACCTCCGGGCATCTTGTACTCAACCCAGTTAGGCCCTGAGTTTATCTGTTCTCCGGGGATCAAATCGGGAACAAACAAGTGACTCCCGCAGCCTTTAACTTGAGCTTCGGTGTCCAAGTCCTTTTGATGCAGTTCGCACTTCCAGCCGCCCTCTTTCAGCGGAGTACTGTGCAGACAGGTTCTAC